GGATCTTGAGCCAAACTTATGATTGGTGAGCCGACATATTTCTTCGTAATAGACTGGCTCATTAATAAATTGTTGTTTGGCTATGGTATTAGTGACAACAAAAGATAATGCGTTCTCGAAATAAAAACGGAACATTTTATCTAGTATTGCTTTTTTATAATCTTTATCCCAATCACCTAATATTCTGAGATAATCGCTAGTCTCCATCTTACCCCCTAATCGTTATAATATTACATACAAATATTTTGCAGTAATAACCTATTTATTTTTAGTGGGTTTATTTTTTTTCCAATGCTTCTTATGCGGAGACTTAAATATTGAATCCCAACGATCTTTAAACTCTTCGTCTGAGATTTGTCTTTTTCTTTGGTCTGAACCTTTACCTGCCATAATTATAATTAGACTAATTCTAAACTAACCTTGCCCTCGATATTTCTTCCAACTTCTTTTCATGTTTTTATTCATGGTTGAATGTCCAACATTATTTCTACCCAAAGAAGTTTTTTTACCTCTTCCTGGTGTCGCTGATCTATAAGTATTAACTATTTTAGCTTTTCTTACCATTATTCTTTAATCTGTCCTTTGTTATTTCAACATATTTAGGAGAAATTTCCATACCAACAAAATTTCTATTTAATTTTTTTGCAACTACAGCGGTTGTTCCTGTTCCTAAAAAACAATCTAATATAGTGTCATTTTCATCAGAAAAGTTTTCTATAATTTTTCTTACTAAATCTTCTGGAAAAGTAGCAGCATGATTTTTTATATTATTTCTTTGTCTTTTAATTTCCCAAATATCATCAACTGTTCCTCTTGCAAATTTTCCTCTTTTTCTAAACTGCCTACTTATTGGATAATCTTTTTCAAACACAAGGATCAATTCTGTTCTTCTATTTAAAACTTGTTTTTGCATTGCTGGTTGTCCATGCCCTTTATCCCAAACAATAATTTCTTTTAAATTATCTGAAAACTCGCCAATCATTTTAAAAATTGATCTTTTACTGCCTGTTACTATTTGAATATTATAAAAAACTAAATCAGCAACTCTTAACAATTCTTTCAAAACTTCTGTATGAAATTTATTGTATTCTTCTATTGGTAAATTATCGTCAAACTCTGTGTATTTTGTGCTAATTTCTTTTACTATTTGTCTCGAACAATATTTTCCGTTTCTTATTCGTAAATTCATATTGTATGGCGGAGAAGTTATAACAATATCAATAGAATCATTATCAATTTTTTTTAGTAAATTAAGACAATCGCCTTGCAAAATCTTAACACCCAATTACCAATCCTCTCTTGTTTTATTAGCTTCAATAGGTTCAAGAATAACATCTTTTCTAAATAATGTTTTAGGCGTGTAGTCTGCTTTGCTATTAGACTTAACCATAGCAAATTGAGCTACCCTATTTATATCTGGCTCAACATCATTTTCTAAACATATCTCTTCAGCTAAATCTTCTTTCACATGAGTTAAAACTGCCGCCCACCTTGCCGAGTCAACGATTGCCGAAGCCCCTCTAATACTTGCTCTAAAACCAAAAGCGTCACTAGCACTAAACGCTGACTTGCTCATGTGGTGGGAAGTTATCACCGCACTATTTGTTTTCTTAGCCAAACCAGCAACATAAGTTCCCCAGAGTTGACCAACTTCATTTGAAGAAGATACAGATGCAGAGCAGAAACTACTCAAAGGGTCAATGATGAGGAGACTTAGAGAATGAAATGACATCAACTCCTCTTGCAGTGACCACCCTGCATCTGTAATTCTTAAACCTTGATTATCTTCCGAAATAATATTTATGGGTTTGTTATCCGGAACACAATAAATATAAACATTATTCGGATAGCCAAATCTTTTTTCATTTGGATCTAGTGAATGTAACCTATGATGGATTTCATCTTGTGAATCTTCTCCTGTTAAGAAAACTACATCACCACCTGACATAATTGGTTGATTGAGCCACCGACCTTGACCACTTGCTACCTTTAAAGCCAAGTCTAACAGCAAACCAGATTTGCCAATACCACCAAGCCCGGCGAAAACGCCAGCCACTTCTTTTGGGATCAAATCATTGACTACATATTCACGCTCTAAGGGCTTTCCCTGTAAGTCACGAATACTAAACCCTCGAATTTGGAATCCCGTTTGATACAGCTCATTTCTGACCCTCTCAGCTCCAAACTCCAAAAATAAGTCATTATAATCGCCCTTTACAGAGGGTATTCGGGTAATACAGTTAAAGATTGCAGACTGAACCTCTTTTGCTCGGTCTTGGCCAACACCTGAATCATCATTATCGAGGTCTGTGCCAATTAAAAAGAAACTACCTTTAGTCTCTCCTGCACTCGCAAATCTTTTCTGACCATCAGGCATTATGTATTGCACTGAGCGTAAATCTAATTCTTTTGTTTCTGGGTGTAGCCGATACATTGGTATTAATAAATTACCATTGGCTTCTTTAATGCCATAAGATCCTATTTGTTTTGCTTTCAAATATGGGTGTGCTGTTACTTGATCTGCTTTACTAAACTTATCTTTAACGTATTCAGCAGTTTCTTCTTGCTTCCTTGCTTTATCTTCGGCAGCTTTTGCCTTAACTTCTTCTAGTTTAGCGTAAAGTTGTTTTTGTTCTTGTTTAGATAGACTTGCTGTTGAGCCTGTAAAGAATTTCTTTTCTTCACCTGTTCGCCAATTACCATATACACAACAAGCATAGTCTGCATTGATTTGATGATAGATATACCATCCGCTAGTCTCGCCTGACTTATCAGGTCTTTGGCCACCAATAGCATTAACACCTACTCTTTGCAGTGAACCTTCTTTTAAGAAATCAACACGCAAACCAAAGTTACGCATTTCATTAAGAAGATCATCAACACTATTGCTGTCTTGTGCAAATTTTATTGAGTTGTCTAATTTTATTCCGCCATCAAAGTATTGATTTAATTTCATTCTCTTTAGGTTTTAATTCTCCTGTCTCCGCCACATGATTTTGATGGTTAAGAAAATGTCTGACCGCATCTTTCACAAACGCTAACTTATTCTCTCTTGACCACTGATTCATTTGTCCTGTTTTCTCTCTCTTTATTATTTCGTAAAAAGTATCTTTTAAATTTGTTAGAGCGTAATCAACACCAGCATCAGAAACTCTTGCGATATTCCTCACAAGCTCACCTTTATTAATTTCTTTTTGATGCTCCATTGAACACGCTCCATAAACAAATCGCCCTTCGCCTTTTATAACGAGGAATGGCAATGCTGGGCGACCACATTGACATAAGCTGGGGTAGTTATCTTCTACCACGCAGCATTATCACCTTCTGTTGCAGTTTTTGTTTCTGCAACTTTAGGTGTATCTTTTCCAACACCAGGAAGAATTGCTGCTTCCCAGTTGCTACCATAATTGTCATCTATTTCTAAATAACCATTATCGTTTCTTTTGAGATCACAGCTTACAGTTCTACCTGCAAGGAGGTCTGTATCGGAAAAGTTATCTATACCTGCTGCTTTCGCTAACAGATACAAACTCTTTTCAGCAACTTCTTTTGCTTTCTCGCTACCTTCCACAGTGAATAATGCTCCAACTGTTATGTTGGTATCTTCCACTTTGAAATGTAACTTAAGACCAGAACCACCATTTTTATATGGCTTATGTTCTGTATGTGAATACACTAAATTATATCTACCCTCTTCTATTTGAGGTCTGTCGTCAGTAGGTTCTTTCAAACCACCCTCGAAATGTTTTGACAAATCTGCCATTTGCTTTTCTCCTATTTATTAACCAGTGTAAGAGCGAGGATCATTGATGTATTCGATAATATTATCTAACCCTTCAATAGTCTCCTCAATGCTCTCAGTAACACCGACTGGATAAATCGTATCTAATTCATAAGTTGCTCTTGGATCATCTAAAACTTTTTGCAAAGTTCTTCGCACTCTCATAAGAGTCTTAGGAATGTCGATTGGTTTCGGTTTACCCATTATTTATCTAACAATATTTAACCATTAAGAATCCAATGAATTTTCATACGAAAAAACATTATTGGTTTTTCCCAGGTTTTTTAATTGCATCTTTAATAGCATCCCATTTGAGCGGTAACTCAGCAGGTAAGCTATATCTATTCTTCGCTAAGAACGCAGGGCGTTCTTCAACGTGTAGAACCCTTTGACCAGTAGAAACTGCTCTGGTTCTTTCACCACCTCTGCTTTTTTCCACAACTGTTCCAGTTTTGAAATCAGCAAAGCCAACAATATCTGAGACTTCTAAATATAAAAAACCATGCTTGGCATTTAATTTAATCTCATATCTATCGTAGGCTTCTGAGGTAGGATCTTCAAAACGCTTGATTACTGAATGAGCTAACATACAGATAATCATGCCTTTCTGTTCTCGTAATTGATTTAGTAAGTCAATTATTTCCCTAGTGTATTTCAGGCTTAAACTAAAACCTTTACCATAACCAGGTTCATTGATGTCTTTGAAACCTTCAACCTTACAAGTCTTATCAAAAATAATTGGTTCTAAATGATCCAATGAATCAATAACCAAAGTTTTATATTTATGATCTTCTGCTAGTAATGATTTTAGTATCTCAACTATGTCATCATAATTTTTTAATAAATCAGTATGTGCTACATCAATCACACCTAGACCATCTTCAGTCATAAGAAATAATGGTTCAGGAAACTCTGAAGCGATAGTTGTTTTACCAACTCCAGGTTTCCCATGAATCAATATTCTTGGTGGTTTTAAAGTAGCTTTAGTTTTTATATCAGCTAATGAAAAAGCCATTACTTAGACTCCTTTCCTATTATGCCAGTAGCTACTTCATCTTCCTCAACTTCTTTTACTTCAGGAAGCATTGGTTTTAGTTTTTCAACTAACAAGGCTTCATTCTTTAGTAATGAATTGAAGTGAGCTACTTTCTTAGCTGCTTCTTGAGCTTCAGCCATAAGGCTTTGTTTCTCTTGCAATACTCCTACCAAGTCTTGCACGACTGGTCGGCTTTCGTGTGTGAGATCATGTTCAAATATCTCACGATTATCCATCGTAATTATCGGTTGGGTTTCCATAAAATCTTTCCTCCATTTTCTGTGAAATTATTATAAGACTTACAATAAGTCTTACCCTTGCAGAGCAAACATTGTTGCCCTACTACTTCTTTCGGATTTTTTTCCAGAGCTGCATCAACGCAGTCTTTCAAATATCCTAAACCCCAATCTACAAGTTCATGCAGATCAAGAGTTGTTTCTTTAGCCTTACCGTTTTGAAAAATAAC